TCTACCGCCTTAACGTCGCTTAAGGCGTCATTTAACTATGTTGAAGATAATGATTCTACTACCACAACGTCTAGAGTTGCGAATAGTGGTGCTCTGATTAAAACAGAAATCAGTGATACAGTAGTTTTTGTGGCAGGCACGACTCTTCATGGCTCTGTAGAAAATGTCGAAAATGATGATTCTATAAACGCAAATTCAACTATATTAATAACTGGTAAACTCGACCCGACTGTTGCCGGAAGTGGCGAACCTTCATATGACCTTGTTGAAAGAACATCATCAGGACTTCATGAATTTTATCAGATGGTTATGTCGAAAGACGCAACTAAACAATATGCCACTGTTTACGGCGGATATCTATATAGTTCAACAGATTCAGGTGAGACTTGGACAGAACAAACTACAGTTGGCGTAAAAGATTGGCAGTATATAACAACATCGGATGATGGGTCAAAGTTAGCCGCTGTTATCTACAATGATTATGTATATACATCAACCGACTCCGGTGCGACTTGGACGGCACGAACGAATTCCGGTATCAGAGAGTGGAATGCTATTGCTTCGTCGGCTGATGGTACAAAATTAATTGCTGTTGTGAACGGTGGATATATTTACACGTCAACAGACTCTGGTGCAACTTGGACAGAACAAACCAGTGCCGGTTCTAGAAGTTGGTATTCTGTTGCATCATCTGCTGATGGAACAAAGTTGGTTGCTGTTGTTTATAATGGCTACATTTATACGTCAACAAACTCTGGTGCTACTTGGACCGAACATACTACTTGGAATTACTGGTTTGATGTTGCTTCATCTACAGATGGTAATAATCTAGTTGCTACTGGTGGTAGTTCAATTTACACGTCAAATGACGCTGGTACTACTTGGGTTGCGCATGATTTCTTTGACGAATACAATTATCCTACTTTCCAATTCATCGCTTGCTCTAATGATTGTTCTGTTATTCTTACGGCTGCTCGTTATGATGGATATTACATGTCCAAAGATTTTGGGGCGACATGGGAAAGCTTCTCAATATCGACTAGCTTTGAACATTATTGGACTGGTGTAGCTGTATCTGGTGACGGTTTGAATTATGCCGTGGCAGATGGTAATAGTTCTGGTGGTTACGTATATTCTACAGAAATGACAAGTTCAGCCGGAACCGGTGTTTCGGAAGAAGATGATATATTGATATCGGCTTCGATTTTAGTTTCTGGCAACTTTACAGCAACGGAAAGTAACGATACACTTGTTTCTGGTTCATTCAAGAACACAAGAGCATCGCTTTCGGTCACAATAGATGACGATGGAATTGTGTTCACATCGCTCATGACCACGGCAGGTTCATATGTATCCATAACAGAAGAAAATGACACGGTTAATTCTTCTGGCAAATCAAATATTGCCGCAAATGTCAACATCGTTGAGCCTCATGACACGTTAGGTACTTCGGCAACGTCAAACATTACTGGTTCTGCTGCAAATACAGAATTAGATGATACATTGACATCGATAACAAGAGCAATTGCTTCTGGTATCTCTAATATAGCCGAAGATTCAGATACATTCTCGTCAACAGCCAATAATCCGATTGCTGCCAATGTAAATATTGCAGAAGCTAATGATACAACAACATTTGCAGTTAAATCTACAACATTTGGTGTATCTAATAATACAGATGCGAATGATACTGTAACTAACATCTCAAAAAATCCGATTGTTGGACAGTCGTTTACTTTTGACATGCATGATACTGTTTCAACAGATTCGAATTCACAAATTTCTGGTAGCTTCTCGAAAACCGATGATTCGGACACGTCTTTATTCACCGCAGAAATTGTAGTAGCAGCAAATACAAATATCGATGAAAATAATGATACGAGTTCTATTAAGTCAACAATTCTCATCAAAGCACAATTAACGACTATTGAAGGTAACGACACTCTATCATCGACATATGTCAATACTACTCGTGGTGTTCTGAACGTAACTGAAAACTCTGATACAATCATATCTAATGCTTTCAACACCACGAGAGCATATGTGAATATTACTGAAAACGATGATACAATTAGCAGTCAATCGAAGATTTCAATTGGTTCAAATTCAGTTATACCAGAAGGAAATGATACGCTTGTTGGTAGCTATGAAGTATTCAATCATGGCGAGTCTGTAAATCAAGAAGATGATGACACAATAGAAATCAAATTCCAGAGACGTGTTTATCTATCTCTAGAAGTAGATGAAGATGATGATAATATCGTATCAGAAGCTTTGAAAGGTATTGTTGCTGTTGTAAATTCAACTGATGCGAACGATACTTTAAGTGCTAGACAGGTACAAAAACAAACGTTCACCTATGACGATTATATTGGGCAATATTTGAATGGTTCTGTGATAGACCCGTACACAAAGAATAAAAAGAAATCAGCATAAATATTAGAGTAAACGGAATAATAAATGTCATCACTTTCTCCTAATAAATATGTTAATAATTATGTATATGGGCCTACACAAAAGCTACAGGAAGACTTGATTATTGAAGCAATCAAGTTTCATGGCGTGTGGACTAAGTATTTACCAAAAACTGCCGTCAATATTGACGATTTGTTTGGCGAATCTACTGTCAATGAATTTAATGATGCGGTTGAAGTAGAAATGTATATCCATAATACCGAAGGCTTCGACGGGCAAAGACTAATGTCCAAACTTGGTGTAACAATCCAAGATGAAATGAAATTGACTGTGGCCAGAAAAAGATTTGAAGAAGTCAGGCTTGAATATGTTGTTAATGAGAATGGAGACAATATTGAAGCAGAGTACGTCTATCAGTTTTGGCCCGATCAATCTGGCGGCATTCTTCTAGAAGATGGCAACAATGAAGGATATTCCATCGAATATTCCCGGCCACGAGAAGGTGACTTGCTGTGGATACCAATCATGCAGAGAATGTTCGAAATAAAATTTGTTCAGAATGATGCTATATTCTATCAGGGCGGTCACTTGCCTACGTTTGACTTATTTGTTGAATTGTTTGAATACTCTCACGAAAAATTGGATACAGGCTCACCAGTCATCGATTCCATCGAAGATTTGTTTTCTGGTGATATTATGCGAGATTCCGTTACCATGGAAGATGATAAGAATATTGGTCTTGAAGATTCAACCGGGCAAATCGTTTCAGAAGATATTAATCCAGAAGATTCAGACAAACAAGCTGATAATTCATTGTTTGATAAAGAAAATGATGGCGTTATCGATTTCTCTGAATTGAATCCTTGGGTGAAACGTAACGAAGCATTCAAGTGGTAATATAATATGTTAGGATTTTCAAATTTTTATTCCTCAACCACAAGAAAGTATGTTGCGCTGTTTGGAGCGCTTTTTGATGATATCTATGTTGTCAGAAAGTCGGCATCTGGTGACGAATTACAACAATTCAAGGTGCCTATTGCCTATTCACCAAAACAAAAATGGTATGCATTATTAAACAAACATCCGGCAGATACACCAGCGGTTAAAATTCAATTACCTAGAATAGGTTTTGAAATCACTGGTATGACTAGAGACGACTCTAGGAAAAATAATGCAGTTCACAAGCTGGTCAATGTCACAGATGATACAGGAAAAGTATACGCTCAATTTTTTCCTATTCCATACAAATTATCATTTGAGTTATACGTAATGTCCGTGAATACGGATGACGTTATGCAAATTGTGGAACAGATTATTCCGTTTTTTAATCCAGATTTTTCAGCGACCATGAATTTGATTCCTGCACTCGACTATAAATATGATATCAGAGTGAACATGAGTGAGACAATTAACAAGCAAGATATCTATGATGGTTCTTTCCAAGAAAGACGTGTTTTGGAATATTCCATGAGTTTCGACCTTGATGTTTGGTATTTTGGTCCTGTACAAAAATCTGGTGTAATCAAGCGTGTTCAGGTTGACTTGCATTCACTACCGGGCGACCAAATCATTACCTATGAAGATATGAACCAACATGGTCGCATAGCCAGAATTGTCGTGACTCCCGGTTTAACCCCGGACGGTCAACCAACATCAGACCCAAATAAATCGATTCCGTGGAAAGATATTGATAAATTTGACGACTATGGTTTCATAGAATCTATTAATGAATTTCAGGATTCCTTGCATTATAATCCTGTTACTGGAAAAGATGAAGAAAAGAAAAATTAATGGAAAAGAAATTATTACACGAAATTTTGGATATTGATGCTGATGAAGATGAAATTTCAGCAAAACCACCAGTTTCACTGAACAGTGAAAATGAGGTTTCTAGTGAAAATGAATTGCCCGTTCTTGGTGGGTCAGCAGCTTTTCCACAAGATTCGGAAGATATGAAAATTCAAAAAGATTTTGACGATTCTAGAAACAACATCATGGATGCTCTGGAAATTGCCAAAGAAGCTTTGGAAAAAATGGCGGCAATCGCTCATGAATCCGAAAAGGATAAAGATTTCATAGCCGTAAATAATCTTGTGAAAACTATCATTGATGGTTCTGAAAAAAGCGTATCGCTTTATACGAGAAAGATTGAATATCTGGAAAAGAAGAAAAAAATATTTTTTCCAGATGATAAGGGAAAAGACGAAAATCGAAAACAGGGTGTCTATATCGACAAGGCTGTGTTTACAGGGACACTCGACCAAATGATTTCGTCAATAGAACATGAAGATGAAAATGATAATGGTGATGTAGATGAAAAAGGGGAAGATTAATCTTCCCCTTTTATTTTCTTAGTCCTTCAAATCTGCTAAGATTTTGTCCAAATCATCGTCTGAATCGTCATCATCAGAACTATCAGATTGATAATGGTCATCCGATTCCGACGAGTCAGTATGATAATCCGTATCCATCTGCAATGACGCTCTTTCGGCGGTCTTTGCCAAAGGTTCATTGTTCAAATCGAGTACCTTAGCCAACTTGGCTTCAAGCACTTCATAGGTTTCATACTTTGATGGGTCTGTAAATTCAGCAAGTGAATACTGTGAATTCCAGATTTTATCAATTTCCGCATCATCCTTCGAAATAGCCGAAGGATTAGAGAAAGACGAGTCGTCGTAGTTACGGAAACCACCGACTTGCTTAATCTTGATCTTGAAATTCTGGCCGGTCCAGAAATCAAACGGATCGTTAGGTTCTTCACCCAACTGTTCATCGGGAGTCATGACTGCCTTAATCTTTTCGAAAATCTTCTGACCATAACGGAACAAGAAAACCTTACCGTTATTTTCAGGATTGGCAGGGTCATTGACAACCATGATATTAGACACAAAGTATTGCTTGCGCTTCTGCTTACGTGCCTGTTCCTTGAACGTTTCGTTTTCAGTAGCCCAAAGCTTGCTGTTGTAATCTGTTACCGGATCGGGCTTGCCGATTGATGACAGACACTTCTCAATATACCATTTGCCGGTTGGACCCTTGAACGAATGTTCAAAGTATTTGGTCCACGGAAGTGATTCCAAGCCGTCTTGTGGTGATGGAGGGAGAAGTCGAATTACGGCAGAACCATTTCCTGCCTTATCAACGGTCGGATACCAGAAACGTTCATCCTTATTGGAACCGCTGTTTTCGTAAGTCTTTTGAGACTTTGCAATGGCGTTATCTAAACGTGATTGCTTGCTTTTCTTCAAATCTGCTAGAGATAGTGACATGTATTTGTATTTCCTTCATTTATCTTATCCACTTTCCTTTCATAATAATATATTGGTTGAGTTTATTTGTATTTCAGTTTATTTTCGTATCCACAGAAGTATCATAGTAAGTCTTTATATTTAGCATATTAAAATCTTAAAGTCAAGTATTATTCTAATATTTTTTCTTTAATCTTCTTTCTTTTTTCTATGGGAACCAATGGGATATACTTATCGAAGAAATTTAAATATTCACCAAACAAAATAGTGTCGGCAGAATGTGAACGCCAATACTCGATAACTTTTGGCATTGCTAGAACTATTGCTACTATGATATTAAAACTGACTTCTTTATCCAAGTATTTCACAAATATCTGGGGATGGTTTTCATTTTCCTTGATTACCATCGCATCAAACATATTTGGTACGGCTTCATGGAAGTTATCAGAAAGTGATTTCCACCAGCCAATGTTTTTTTCAAAATTATCGAAAGCATCTGGTGAAGCATAGTGGCCGATATAGGTTTCTATCTTGCCATTTCGTCCATACATATCAAGCATGGTTGATAGAAAGAAACTGAATACAGCATCTTCATTTTCAAATTTCTTGCAAATCTTTGAGACGGCCCATTTTTCATTCTTATTGATGACCTGTCGCTTCACAGCACCCGAATATTTCACATAATCGTAATTCGAGGTAAAATGTAATTTCAGTGCAACAAATCGTGTTTTACACGCTTCTAGTTCTATCATTCAAATTCTATTTCATCGGAAACTACTGAATCATGATTCAAAAGATTCTGGTCGGACGCTTGTCGTTCCAACATGTTCTTGATGTTGGTGTTGATTAGTTTTGCCGCCGTTTCCGGCTCTATATTGCGTTGTTCGCATATATGCAGAATAGCATCCATATAGTCCGTGCCGGTTCTGATTACAAATTGTTCAACGTCTTTGGAAAAGCTTTCTCTATTAGAGATATTCGGTAATGTCATATTTACAATTATACTTCGTAGAAAAAATGGACTCTTGGTGGTTCTTTAATGACAAATGCAGTTTCATTTTCGATACTGTTTTTAGTGTATCTGGCACTGGCTTTTCTTAACGTCCTTCCTGAATTTTCAACCGTATCAATGATAAGGACGGGTTTAATATTTTCGGGAATTTGTTCTCCATAGGGAACAAAAGGAATTTTAAGAATATAGGATGCATACGCAGAAGCAACAGCACCCGATCTACCGGGACCAGTAACAGATTTGAATTTAGCGAATCTAGAATCAGCGAGTAATTGCTTAATCAGGAAACTAAAATCTTTTTCTGCAACTATCATCATGCAATTATATTACTATATGTATAGTACATTGTCAATATAAAAAATGACAGTTTTTCTGTTTCGAGGAAAACTGTCAAACCCAATGAGATTACGCCGCTAGGCGGTTCTCAAATGCAACATTATCGTTGGCATTTATAGTGTTTCTTGCGATATCGTAGCTTGCGCACGGTTACTCTGGATTCCTACTTAGTATCAGTCGATCCTATTTCATCCCCATCATGAGTACACCGGCCAGACTCCGGGACGTGGTTGCACCTTCGATAACAGGTGGCGATGTATTCATGGTGGAGATGCGGAAGCACCGCCCTTCCGGTCCTGCCTACCTTTTAGTCACCTTCAACATAACGTAGTATTTATACTATAATTAAAATCTAGAGTCAAGCAATTATTTAATAAAAATGGGACAGAACTAAGTCGGGACGAATCCGGTATTCCCATCGAAGGAGCCTGCGTAACCTAACCGGATTTAACGGAAACAGGCGTGAGTTGCGCCGACTTAGTTCTGTTTTCTTTGCCTCGTCTACAACAATGAAATGAATCGCTTTGAAAAGGCGTTTCAATCTACACGCCCGCACGAGGCGTGACGCCAACACCAATTCAGCGCCGCCTTCCGCCAACTGGTTTCAATCCACACGCCCGCACGAGGCGTGACTGTCTACCGCAAGTATTATTTAGACTCCAAATTTCCAATGTGTTTCTTCTTCAAAATCGGCACGTATCGATTCGCTGTCCCTCTCGTCACCCCAAATGACTATAGAAGGACCATTCATGTCGCCCGTCAAAAGGATGACATGATATATCAAATCTCGATAATCCCTTCGTTCCCAGAATTTTCGGAGATTTGAATCATTGACCATTTCAGTCAAGATTCGGTGTTCCAACAATTCCCGGCCATCGGGGACCGTTCGCCACTTTACGTTCATTGTTACTCCATTATCAGGTTATGCGGCCATTGGCAACAACCCGTTTAGCACTGGCATTTCGACAGGGCAACCACGCTGTTCCTCATTGAGCCGCTGGACAGCCTGAACATAGCGTTCCTTGAGATTGCCAAAGTTGCGGCGAAGTTCCTTCTTCACCGTCACATGGTTTTCAGCGGGGAATCGCTTGAGTTCAGGAAAATTAGCATACGCTACAATCTGTGCCATCCGAACCCGATTTACCTTATCAGTCATTAAAATCACCTTTCTCATAAACAAATGACTATATTCAGCACAATAATATGTTTTTATAGAATGTCAATAGGATATTTGAATATGTTCCGAAAATTTTGATTTCCAACTTCCGGTATCACCAAAACATGCAAACATAATAGCGACATCACCCGGAATTTCCTCACGGTCGATAGTTTTCCAACCATACCATCGCTTTTCTTGTAATAGCTGATAGCCAGACCAATTTGTTCGGCTGATGTATCGCTTAACTCTTAATTTTTTCATTATGCTTCCAACATACATTTTATTGAAGTTTCAAGATCAAACTTTCCTGAAATTTTTTCTTGTTCAAGAATATATTTACATTCTTCAACTGAAATCATGCCAAGAGAATTTTTATACATCAGTTTGATAAGGTATTCTTCTGTTATCGGAACATCAACTTCTATTGCTCCGTTGTACAATACCATTTTGGTCATGTTGAATATTCATCCAAAATTTCACATGTCGTTGGTGGAATCGGTTTGCGCTTGTTCATCATTATATCCAATAAATTTAAGGAATTCGTCAGTCGGCTTCACTTTATGTTTTAAAACGTAATGTTCTGCGAAACCTTCTGGCCAATGCCATTCAGGTGTTTCATACGTTCCATTACCAACATGAGATTTTTCCAATCTAGATGGTGACATTCCTCTATAAAGGCAGAGATAAGCAGTTCGTTCCTTCTGTTTTATCAAATCATGAATTTTTTTCGCTTCATCATCGGACAAAACAGAAGGAATAGGCATTGGAAAATGCGGTTCTCGTGAAGAATACCAGAAACCTTCTAATTTTGGTTCATTCATCTTTATATCGTTCTTTCTTTAAAAATTCCAAAAATGATTTGCCATTAGCACCAAGTTCAGCCGTTACATACCATTTAGAATTTCCTTCATGCTCTAATACACCAATCTTTTTCATTGCATCAATCATCTTTTTGTCTGTCCAAACAATATCGGACATAGACATTGTTTCCTCAATAGTTTCAATCAAATCGTCCAAATCAAATACATCATCACCAATCTTGATCGTATAGTCATATACGATACGTTCTTTCTTGGTAATGACCGCATTTTTCAGCACACTTTCAAAATCATTATTAGTCATAACAAAAACTCCACATTTTTTACCATTGTTTCAGAAAATTCTCAATCTGTCAATCCATTTTCTATTAAAGACATGATGTATTTTTCGGATGCTCGTATATCCATGGTTCGACCTCTAGACCAACCATCGGATAAAAATTCTTCCAATTCATCTAAAGAAACCGATTTGCAAACCATGTCTTTGTGAATCCATATCTTTCCTTTGCGAAACGCTGCAACCTTTTTCTTCGCAGCATCAGAATGAGATTTACCAAACATCGGATTATTCTCTCCATTGTATAAATCTTTCTTTTTTTGAGACATTGCAAGTTTTGATTCAGGTGAATGTTGTTTTCCAAGCATTCCATTAGATTTGGCCAACTATAATCTCCAATTTACAGACATTGACCTAATATTTATCAAACCAAAATCTCCTTTTTTCTAAATAGATTCAGAAATAATTCATTTTTGAATAAAAGGAGTCGATATGTTTGTAAATTCTTTATCTCCGGGGGTCTGGACTCGGGAATTTGATCTTTCCACGGTCGTACCCGGCGTTGCCACAACCGAAGCGGGTATTGCCGGTCAATTTAATTGGGGTCCAATTAACGAAAGAGTAATGATTTCATCTGAACAGGAGTTGCTTGATACATTTGGTAAGCCTGATAATGATGTCGCCAATGACTGGTTTTCTTGTGCCAACTTTCTCGCTTATGCCAATAAACTTTGGATTGTTCGTGTAGCGGATGAAACATCTGCTAACACTACATCAAGAGCAACGAATGCTACTGCCGGTGCGTCGGGTTTCTTGGTTCGCAATGATGACGAGTACAATGCGTCATACAGCAACGGTCAATTGCAAGCTTCGTTCGCAACCGGCCCATGGGTTGCGAAATATGCTGGTGAAATTGGTAACTCACTGAAAATTTCTGTATGTCCATCAGCGGCTGCATATCAATCTAATCTAACTGGTACAGTTTCCACTACAATTAATTCAAATGTAGTTACTGGCGTTGGAACCAACTTCAATACCCAATTGACTGTTGGTGATTTGATTATTGTCAATAACGAAACACAAAAGGTGGATACAATTGCCAACGCTACGTCGCTCACAACTGTTTCAAACTTTGTGACTGCTTCTACTGGTGTAAGCGCTGTTCGCCGTTGGGAATACTATAATTCAGTAGATATCGCTCCCGGCACTTCGACTGTTGCCGCAAACATGGGCGGCGGAAACGATGAAATGCACATTGTTGTAGTTGATGCTGGTGGATTATTCACTGGACGTAAAGGTGAAATTCTTGAAGTTTATCAACAAATTTCAATGGCTGCTGATGGTAAATATCCTGATGGTTCTACTTCATATTATAAGGAAGTAATCAATCAACGTTCAGATTATGTCCGTTGGGCTGGTCACTCTAACGCTATTGTTGGCGCTGGTGGTTCTGTTTCTACGGTGTTTACCGGAAACATTCAGCCGGTAAACGTAACGCTTACAAATGGTTCAAATGGCAACAATATTGGTGCTGATGAAAAAATTCGTGGTTATTCATACTTCGATTCACCAGAAGAATCAGATGTTTCAATTATCATTGGTTCTGATGTTACACAGACTGTTGCTACATATATCATTAATAACATTTGTGAAAAGAGAGCCGATTGCATTGCGTTCTTCTCTCCGCCAAAGGAATATTGTGTCAATAACAAGGGTGACGAAGCTGTAGATATTATCAATTATCGTAATACTTTGCCTTCTACTTCTTATGCTTCTCTCGACAACAATTGGAAGTGGCAATACGATAGATATAACGATATTTTCAGATTTGTTCCTATGAATGCCGATATTGCTGGTGTTCATGTTAAGACAGATATGGACCGTGACCCTTGGTGGGCTGCTGCCGGTTTCAATCGTGGTAACATCAAGAATGTTGTAAAGCTGGCGTGGAATCCAAAAGTTGATGACCGTGATATTCTTTACAAGAACTCTGTAAACAACGTTGCAACATTTGCCGGTGACGGGACGGTTCTGTTCGGTCAAAAGACATTGCTGGCCAAGCCATCGGCTTTCGACCGCATCAACGTTCGCAGATTGTTCATCGTTCTCGAAAAAGCTATCGCCAAAGCTGCGAAATATCAGCTTTTCGAATTCAACGATGATTTTACCAGAGCGCAATTCAGAAATATGGTTGAACCATATTTGAGAGACGTGCAAGGTAGACGTGGTATCTATAACTTCAAAGTAATATGCGATGGTTCAAATAATACATCGGAAGTTATTGATAGAAATGAATTTGTTGCTGATATCTACATTCAGCCAGCAAGAGCAATCGAGTTCATTCGCCTTAACTTCATTGCTACCAGAACTGGCGTCAACTTTGACGAAATTGCTGGTAAATTCGGTTAAGCAATAAATAACTACATAACAATAATCAAATATTCGATGATTAACAGGCCGGTCTTTATGATCGGCCTTTTCTTTCTCTATATTGTGTATTTCTAGACAAGATAGAGCGTCATTTTTGATAAATAAAGATGAAGCATATTTATATTTTTGGAGACTAAGTAATACAATGCCATTCAATATTAACGAATTCAAATCTTCTCTTACCAATGGTGGAGCAAGAGCCAACCTTTTCGAAATTATCGTCACCAACCCTATCAATAGTACTGGCGACCAGAAATTAAGAATGACAGCACAGGCCACGCAAGTACCACAAAGAGACATAAACCAAATTCAAGTACCTTATTTTGGTAGAAGCATCAAAGTTGCTGGTGTTACACAAAATTATCCAGATTGGAGCGTCACCATCATCAATGACGAAGATTGGCTTGTTCGTAATGCTTTGGAAGAATGGTCACATGCGATTAACTCGCCAATTGGAAACATCCGTAGAACTACAAGTTCAGACCAATCCTTGTATAAGTCTACCGGTGATGTGATTCAGTATTCACAGACTGGACAAGTGCTTCGTCAATATAAATTTTATGGCATTTGGCCCGTTTCTGTTGCTGCTGCTGGTCTTGATTGGGGTCAAGACGATATCATTCGTTATGACGTAACATTTTCTGTCGATTACTGGACACTTGGCGACCTATCAGCAACTGGTTTTGCCGGAAATCTGGATGCCTAATTACTATAAGGAAAATGCAAATTTCTTATAGCAGAATTTTTATAAACAGCAAAGAAAATATCACATGAGATTTTGGGGCTATTCACTAAATCGTGGTGTTGATGTTGAAAAGAAGGAACGTGAAAGTTCCACAATCAATGTCATCGAAAAAACTAATAATGATGGTGCCCTTGAAATAGGGTCTTCCGCCTCTGGTTATTATAATTATGGCGTAAATCTTGACGCCGTTAATATGGACGAAATGTCCTTGATAACCAAGTATAGACAGTTAGCCGGTCAACCGGAAGTAGATAAAGCAATTGACGATATTATCAATGAAGCTTTTGCTTACGATAATCCAAATGGACCAGTCGATATTGATACATCTCACATTGATATTCCAGATGTTGTTAGAGGAAAAATCAAGAAAGAGTTTGACAATATTCTAAGAATGATGAATTTCAAGAAAGATTGTTATAAAATCTTTCGCAATTGGTATGTTGACGGCAGGTTGTATTATCAAAAAAATATTGATGTTAAAAATACCAAGAATGGTATCTATGAATTAAGATATATCGACCCTCGAAAAATCAAAAAAGTACGTGAACAGATTCGCAGTAACAAAAAGATTCCGGATTATGCTCGAATCGTTACTCCGGGGATTGAAGTTAACAAAAAATATATAGAATATTATGTTTATAATGCTAATGGTGTAAGCCCTAAATCTCCATCTGGTATCCCTCTTACTGCTAGTTCTATTGTATATACACATTCTGGTATCTATGATTCGACAGGTTCGATTATTCTATCAAATCTTCACAAAGCCCTCAAATCATTTCAGACTTTAAGAATGCTTGAAGATGCGATGGTTATCTATCGTATTTCCAGAGCGCCAGAAAGAAGAATATTCAACATTGAGATTGGTCAGCTTCCTAAAACGAAAGCTGAACAATACGTCGCTGAAATCATGAAGAAACATAACAAAAAGTTGAAGTTTGATACTGAAACTGGCGAAGTTTCAGATGATAAAAGAATTTCGACTATGCTCGAAGATTTCTGGTTTCCTCAAAGAGATGGTAAAGGCACTTCTGTAACGTCACTTCCCGGTGGACAAAATCTGGACCAGATTGCAGACATCGACTACATGAAAAAGAAGCTTTATGAAGCTTTGAATGTCCCTATTTCACGACTCGATTCTGAATCTGGTTTTAATCTTGGGCGGCCTTCTGAAATTACTCGTGATGAATTGAAGTTCGGTAACTTCGTTAATCGATTGAGACTTCGTTTCTCTGATTTGTTCCTCGATATTCTGGGCGACCAATTAATTATCAAATCCGTCCTGACTTCTACAGAATGGGAAAAGTATCGTGACGATATCATCATCACCTATCTGGAAAACACACATTTCACCGAACTAAAAGAAGGTGAAATCATGCAGAACCGTATCAACAATCTGCGTTCTATCGAACCATATATTGGTAAATTCTATTCACAGAATTGGGTTAGAACCAATATTCTTCGATTGTCAGAAGAAGAATGGGAAAAAATGAAAAAAGAGATTGATGAAGAACCGGCATATCAAATGGCCGGATTTGGCGGTGGTTTCGGTGATGGCATGGGCGGTGGTTTTGGCGACCCGTCAATGGGCGGCATGGGCGGTGGTTTTGATGATGGAATGGGCGGGGGTCAGCCAATGGATGGTGGCATGGACCAACAGCAAATGCAGCAACAACCCGAAGATGACGACGAAAACTCCAATTGGATATCGTAAAAAACTGAATATCAAGATTCTATAAATAATAGTGTTCCATACATATCTTAGGAAATCATATAGACATGATTAATAAAAAAGAATTTCGAGAATTTCTGGAAGGAAAACTTGGACATATCGACAACATTATTACAGAACGTGCCGAAACCGCCGTTGCCAATTTGATTGCCGAAACCGCCGAACCAATTCTGGAAATGACTGATGGTCACAAGGCCATGATGCAACAGCATTACAGCAATCTTTCTATTGTTGACTACACACCACAAGAGAAAGATGGCTTAGGCAAGATTTTAAAATATCCAGTCTCTGTCATCAAAAATGCGTTGAAAGACGATAGAAAGTATAGAGACGATTACAATCAACTTGGCGATAATCCTACCAACAAGTTAACCAA